TCCTTGATCGTGATCATCCCAGCCTGTACGCGCTCCACGATGGCCTGCGCACGACCGGCAGGATCTCGAGGCAGGCTAGACTCGTTGAAACACTGAATGACAAACGGGTCATCGAGAAACTCCATCTTGGGAAGCTCAATCTCTTTTGTGCCGTCTTTAGACGGATAAACGGTCTCGTACTTGCCTTCTCGCTTAGCGATATCTTTGGCCACGTCAGTAATCTTATAGGCAAGATCAATAAACACGTTATCATACTTGCGAGACAGCTCGGCCTGACGATCAGTAGCAATATCGTCGTATACACGCTGGGCTTCCCCAGAATTGAGTCCGATCGGCTTTTGGCCACTGGCCTGCATCTGACTGATTCCAGCCTGTTGGTAGCCATACTGGATGAGCTTATCGCGTTCTGCGTACAGCTCGGGAGCGTTACAGGGCGCTACCTCATACGAGGGCTTAACGCCGCTATACTTGATAATAACGCCGATCTCGTTGTTGTTGTGGCTCGAGACAACCTTAGACCCCTGTTCCTGAAACACTCGAGGAACGCCGACAAGGGTAATGGCGCGAGCAATCGTATACAGAATGCGGTTCAGAGTAAGCTGGGTGCCAAAAAGCTGGGTGGCCAGTCCCTGACCAAAGAACCCACGAAAGGGGCTTGAATACTTCATGAACACAAATGGGAATGAATCCTTTTCCCACGGTTCATCAAAAATCAGCCCGCTAACGCAGGCGATTGTATGACGGCCATCCTTGGCCCCCGGCGCGCTCGGCAGCTTCCAGCCTTCTACAACCATTACCTGATCGACGCTTGAACGTCCAGTGTCAGGAGTGTTATCGGGATATGCGCTTTCCGCTCCCTCAATGATCTTCCCCTTCTTGGGAAACAGATGTTGCAGGCGGTCGCGGTCCATGAGCTTAAGCTGGTATAGCTGAGTAGGCTCACCGTTTACCGCATCGTTTTCATCGACAAACAGATCGGTAACCATAACGCGGTCAACGGCCACGCGCTTGTTGTCGTCTTCGTAAACCTTAAGAACACCAGTGCCCATCACTACGCAGTCGCGCAAAATCTGGGTCGCTTTGTCATAAGATTTGGTCTGGTAAAACTCGCCCATAATAAAGCGGTTCAACTCTTCAGCCAGATGCCGTTCCTTATAGTCGCCGTTATCGGTCAAGAACTTGGGTGCTGGCCTTGACTGCGACAATCGGCTGACAAGAGTATCGGTGCAGGACTGAATCAGGTTAAACGTCGGCCTGTCTTCTGGCAGCGTCTTCGTCTGATCCATGCGGGCAACATTGCTGCCGGCATAGCTATAAACCGATAGACCGGCGTACAAGCGGATATCAACGGCAAGCTGGCGGACGCGGTAGGTCTGCTTCTGCTTCAAGAACGCCGCCGTTGAGCAGAGGCCCATGGCAGTATCGCGGTCTTCCTTAAACGTCCACCATTCGATGATCTCAGACTTGGGGTCACGGTTTTGTTTGGTCTTGACTACGATCTTTTCCGCATCTTTGCGTTTACTGATCTTCATGCGTTACCTTTCAAAACCGGGTCATCTTCCGGGACACCGCCTGCCGAGTAAAACATCAACTGCTCGGGAGTTAGCTCGCCAGTGGGGAAGTTACGATAAGGGTCGTTCAGATCATCGCCCGCCTGAGCCTGTCCCTGCTCCTGTGGCAGATCTCCAAACTCAAAGGCCATCGCTGACAGGTCGGCTTTCGTAATCCCCTGTTTCCTGCACAGCTTGAAAAACCGCTCCAAGTCTTTCAAGGATTCAATCACAGGCCCGGGTATCCTTTGGGCATCTTGTCCTTCTTGGCCAGCGAGTGCAGCACACGGGCAACAATGTCGTGACGGTCGTGGTCCTCGGCGGCATCGCCGTCATGGTCTCCGTAGTCGTGCTGGGTGCTCTCAAGGTGATCGTCGGCAACCAGATCATCATACTCGCGCACGTGCTGGTCGGCCTGTTCATCGGCCTCGGCGTCGCCCTTATTGGACACCACGCCGCCCTTGGAGAAGTGTTTGAGCACCCGGTGGATCACGCCGCCATGGGCATGATGCTGCGCGGCCTCGTGCTTTGCCTTGTGAAGGGCTTCTTTGGGTTCGCCGTACAGCATGTGATCTTCATGCTCCGGATCGTGCTCGGCGTGTTCCTGTACTTCGCCGCCGTGGGCGTATTTCATGTCTCGATTGTCATAATCGTGTTGCAACAATTTTCTTTCTGCTTGATTGATGTTTGTACCTGCGGCGCTGGGCTTTAGTTTTGCATTTACAACATCGGAAACAAGTTTATCCCGCTTGCTCATTTCGATTTCACGCGTACCGGATTCTGGGACGGAAGAACCAAACCAGCTTGGGCTATCGGGACCGCCTCCGCCTTCCATGCCACCATGCTCTTCTTCTTTTTCTATCTCCCCGCCCATGGCCTTGTGCTGGGCCTTGCGCTTCATGCTGTAGGCAATGGCCAGAGCCTGACCCTGCGGCTTTCCGTGGTGCATCTCGGTTTTGACGTTATGCTCAAACGATTTCTGTGATTTACCCTTCATGAGTGGCATAGATTACTCCTTGTGGTCCAAGTGTTCGCCCTCAACGTGGGGCATTGCATCTAAAATCATAAAAGCAGCATGCAGGGCGTCAATGACCCCTCTAGTGTCGCGCTTGTGTACAGCGTAAATCAACTCCTCGGCCACGACGCTCATTGGTCCTTCATGCCCATCATCCTCGTGATCGGATTCCCGGCGAATATGTTCAACCGGAGCAGAAACGCTCGCTTCCTTAGATTTCTTTAAAAATGGTAGCATTCACACCCTCTTTTGTTCAAATAACTGCCAAAATGTAGCGGGAACGGCGGGACTTGAACCCGCGACCCTCCAGCCCTGCGCATGGGCCTTTGATGCTCTAGCCAACTGAGCTACGTTCCCGATGTTGGCTGCGGGGGAAGGACTCGAACCTCCAGCCTTGGCATTAACAGTGCCCTGCACCACCAATTATGCTACCCCGCAACTTAATACATCGACGGCCAACCGCCTGACTCATCCTCAGCTTGTTTCTGGAAATGTTCAAGCGCCTTCTCGAATAGCTCCTCGTTCTGTTGTCGGTGCCATGCTGGCGAGCCTACAGCGATCACTGGCTTGATCGGGTCGGTAATAGCAGGCCTGCTCATAAGACCATAACGGATCATGTCATAAGCGTCATCGCCGCTCATGGGGTCGCCGTCTGAGGCATCGACCTTGAGCACGTCTTCCACGTTGTCCGGGTCATGGATCATGCGGGTCAGGCAGTCAAAGGTGACCGGGCACGTGTTGAAAACGTACAGGCGAGGCTTGTTACCCGGACGCGATCGCCAAGCAAGATAGCTGCGCAAGTGTGCCGCCCCTTGGATGCGGTCGGTCACAGCGGGTTTTAGTTGAATGCCGTGAGAGTAGAACTCCTCGGCGACCGTGGGTGGTTGCTTATCATCCCTAAGCGTAGACTTCTGGGTCCAGCAGTCGCGACCAGCTACGATGGGGTAAAGTAGGCTCGTGTCCTCGTGCTGGTTGACCATGCGAGCAAACTGGTCCACGCGCGTCTGGGAGCGGATCAGCTCGCGGTACAGGTAGACGTTGCCATCCTCATCGGTAGCGAACCAACCGAATGCTGCGGGGTGGTTAAACCCGTAGTCATACGCACCGAACCTGTTCCAGTGTCGCGGGATATCGAACGGGGGGATAAAGTGGACGTCCTTGGAGATCTCTTGGAAGAACTGGCCAGCGAAGATATCCCAATCGCCGTACCGGAATGCTCGGCGTAGTGCCTCGTTAGGCTCCGATTCTAGGCGTGACACGTAGTTCGGGTCGTTCTCGATGAGTGCGGCGTTATCATCGACCAGCGCCTGTACAAACGCATAGTCCTCAGACCGCTCCCTGTCATTGAACCGCCGCTCCACGAACAACCGCTTGAGCCAACCGTGTCCGATGCCCCCCGGGTTGCCTGTGAGCATGGCGCGCGTGGGAATGCCAGCCTTTGATGAACGGTTCGAGCCGAGCAGGGTACGAAACATTCCCTCAGTCCACTGGCCGGCCTCGTCGATCGCAAGGTCCGAGAACTCTCGGCCCTGATACAGCTCGACGTCTTTCTCGTTCTGGCAGTGACAGAACTGTAGGGTGGAGCCGTTCGGGAATGTCAGTAGCTTTTTGGCCTCCGAGTAGTATTCGCGGAGCTGGGGGAACGCTTGGAAGAGCGGGCGAATATGGTTACCCTCCAGCTCCGGGTAAGTGCGTCGAAAGATCGCGCCTGTACTGCCCGGATACTGAAACCGCCTAAGCAGCATAATGAGCTGTAGGCCCTTTGATTTCCCCCCGCCGCGGGCACCCCCATAGAACACCACGGGAAATCGCTCTACAGCCTCAGCAAAGGCCTTCTGCTTAGGTTGTAGGCGGATCTTAAGCTCGATCACTCTTTCTTCTCAGGCTTGGCCAGATAGTCCTCGACGATGATCTTGAAGCCGGTCTCGCCGGATGACAGGGCAACACTCTGCTTCTGGGCGTACAGGTACTTCGAGGCCTCTTTCGCTGCCGCGGTGCGCTCCTTTAGCGGAACTGTATCC